TAGCGCACTACCTTTGGGGCATCAATCCGCTGAATCCTCAACCCGCTCGCGAATGGTTTCAAAGACAGGCCGAGAAAATCCAAAGCTCAAAAAGCAGCTTCTCCGAACCGCGCCACTACTTCGCCGCGATTCCCGGCGAATCCCGCGTTGACGAGGCGAACCGCGTCATTCGCCGCGTCTCGCTTATCAGCGAAGGCGACGCCAAAGGGCACAAGGATGAGGACGGGCGGCAGGTCGTGGTTGACCAGACCTGCCTAGATCAGATTTTCGCGTTTTGCCAAGCGAACGAGACGATCAAAGTCAAGATTGACCACGGCAGCGGCGTGTTTTCTACGGCTGGCTACGTTGACAGCTTTTTCCGCGAGTCAAACCGCGTCACCGGCAACTTGCATATTTACGAAACCGAGGATGAGGCGCCTCGCATTTTTGAGATTGCCCGCACGAATCCTCGTCACATGGGCATTTCGCTCGAATTTATCGGAAACGACGAAATCGAGGACAAGAGGTGCCTCGCGCGCTGCTCAGAAGTGATGACCGCCGCGCTCGTTTCCGACCCAGCAGCGAACCGCAGCCTCTTTTTTTCTCAGAAATGCGAAAAAGGTGTTGCAAAGATTCTCAAAACTGATACAACCTCAATCACAACCGAATTTATGGACCCCAAAAAACTCGAATCTGACGACAAAGTTCCCGAAGGCACCACACCGGCACCGCAGGAGGAAGCGGCTCCCGAGCCGACCATGAAGGAAATCGCGGCCAAGATCGAGGCGCTTTCGTCCGATTACTCCGCTTTCAAAAAGGCTTACGAAACGGCCAACCCGAAGCCCGTCACTCAGGACGTGAACGCAGCCGGAACGGAAGGCGCGGCGCCGACAGACGGCATTGATCCGAATGTTGAGCCGGTCGCAAAAGGCAAGGCTGTTCTCGCCAAGGGCGATGAAATGCCCGCCGATGAAGAGGAAAAGAAAATGTCCCGCATCGTGGAAATGACCGTCAAGCGGCTTTCCGCCAGTCTCGGCGTCAAGCTCCCGTCCGCTGGTGCTCCCGCAAAAGTAGCCGGCCAAGAAACGCCGGTCGAGGCCGCGCAAAAGTCTTTCGAGTCCGAACTGAAACGCCACGAAGGCAACGCCGCCGAGGCAGTCAAAACTTTCGCCCGCGTCAACCCTTCCGCGTTCAAAACGTGGCGCGACAACGGGCAGCCCGGCCTCGCCAAGAAGTAACCTCAACCAACCAACACCACTACCACTAATATGGCCTCCGAAAATTCCACAGGTTTCCGCAGCTTCCTAGCGAGCGGCGCAATCTCCGCTTACAGAGCCGTAACGGTTCAATCCGATGGCACGATCACCCCTTCCGCTGGCAACGCTGATATGGGCATCGGCGTCACTCAGCAGGACATTGCGGACGCCGGTTACGGCACCGTCAAACTCTGGACCGCTCCCGGCACTTTCCTAATTCAGGCCACCGGCAGCGCAGTTACTCCCGGCACCGCTTACGCGATTGTCACAGGAGGATACGCAGCAGCGGTCAACGGCACCTTTGGCCCCGCCAAGCTCCAGGCGTTGCAAGCTGGCGTTGCCAGCAACGGCATCACCTTGGAGTTCGCGTTCAAGCTCCCCTAATCCACTCACTAAAACCACTACCACCGAGGAATAACACCACATGCCTTACACAAACGCACAAGCAACGCCCCGCAGCGACATTTTCGCGCTCGTCATGCAGGCGAACAGCGACTTCAACAAGCTCTTCATCGGTGACATCGTGTTTCCGGTAAAGGCTGAGAAAGCCCGGCGCGGCATCTACATGAAGGCGAAGCTCGCCAACGCCGAGCTGATGAACGCCGATGCCGTTCCGCGCGAACAGGGTGCCGGTTACAACCGCGTCAACCGCAAATACGACACGGACACCTACGACACTCAGGAATACGGCCTTGAGGCTGTCATTGACGACAGCTACGAGGAAGAGGTTGAGCGGTTTATGAACCTCGAAGCTGCCGAGGCAATGCTCATCGAGCGTTCGCTCCGAATCAGCTACGAAGCCCGCGTTGCAGCTCTTGTTATGGCAACATCTTCTTGGAGCGCAACCGGCATTTCCGGCGTGGCAGCTTACACAACCGCCGCCGTTGCAACGACTGATCCAGCCGCAGACGTTGACGCAGCCAAGACCGCGCTACTCAAGCAGGGCATCATCGCCAATGCGGTAATCATGTCGCAGAACGTGTTCAACCGCACCCGCCGCGCGACGCTGATGCAAAATCAGATTTACGGCGTTGTGCCTCGCACCGCCGGTCAGCGCGCATTGCCCGCTGAAAACGATGTCGCTCAGGCGCTCGGCGTTGACAACCTTTACGTCGGCAAAGCTCCGAAGAACAACAACCAGAAAGGCCAGACCTTTAGCGGCGCTTTCATCTGGTCCGACACTTACATCTGGGTCGGGCAGATTCAGGGCGGCGAATATCAGGCGGGCGGATGCGGTCGCACGATCCAATGGGACCGCGACACGACCGGCCTTTTTACTCCCGAGACTTACCGGGACGACAGCCGCCGCTCGAACATTCTCCGCGTTCGCCAGCACACCGCCGAGAAAGTGATCGACGAAACCGCAGGCATCACCATCACGACCAGCTACTCCTAATCCGGGGCACGCACTACATGAGCCGCCGCCAACTTCCAAGACGGCGGCGGCTCTTTTTATGACTTATGAAAAAACCAACTGAACCATTCACCCAGCCGCTTATTGCGCTGGCCGTCATCGTCGGCAACGAAGAAAAGGTAATCGAGCGGTTCATCCGCTGCTTTTACGATGTGGCGGACACCATGAGCTTTGTCATGGCCGCCGGTAATAGGGAATCAGACGGGACCGAGGCTATCATTCACCGCGTGTGCCAGGAATTGCGTATTCCCTACGGCGTGCAGCATTACCGAAACAAGGCTGACTTTCCGCACGTTGACGACTTTGGAGCCGCTCGGCAGGTGGCATGGGAAATGGCGCAAGACGGCGGGCCGAAGTATTTGCTTTGGGCAGATTGCGACGACACCTTGGACGACGGCGCGGCAGAGGCCATGAGCAACGCGGCGACGGAAGGCGCTTACGAAGTTTTCGTTTGTCCCTACAAAGTGCGCGGCGACATTCACGCGCAGCAGGTGGTTCACCGCGAAAGGCTAATTCGCAACACCGGATTTTCGCGCTGGCGATACCCGATTCACGAGCAACTGCGCTTTGACCGCGAAGTGTCTTACAAGATGCTGGACGAGGCGAAGTTTATTCATTCGCCGGATGCGACCAAGTCAGGGAGCCGAGATCGAAACGTGGCGATCCTCGAAACTCGCATTGAGGATAACGCACGAAACTACTTCTACCTTCACCAGGAGCATTTCGAGGGAAACGACACCGTGCTTGCCAAGAAATTCGGCCTCGCAGCATTGCACGCGCCGGGACTGGAAACGCTGGAAAAATACGAAACGCTGCTGAACCTCGCGCAGCTTGAACCCGGCGCACTAGCCAAGAAGCGGGCCAGCGAAGCGTTCGAGCTGATGCCCGACCGCCGCGAGGCGCTGGCGCTGCTTGTCAGTTACGCGATTATTGACCGCGATTACGACAAGGCAATGACGCTGTGCCGTCTGATGATGGGAATACCGAAGCCAACGCGCACATATTGGAGCCTGAATCACCTTTGGTATCACTGGAAAGGCGCGGAGCTTTACGCGCAATGCCTGCGACTCAGCGGCGGCGACATTGACGCCTTCGAGGCGCTTTACCAAGGCGAGGACGGGCCAACCTTCTCAATCGTTCACGCGACGCTTGGAAGGCCATTGCAGGCGCTTCAAATGCGCGAGCTTTGGATGTCCCGAGCCAAGTATCCGAACAAGGTGGAATACATTTTTGGACTACACGAAGGCGACGAGAAAAGCGCCAAGATGATCAAAGGCTTTCGCCACACCGTTTCGCCAAAGGGATGCGGCTGTCCGACCAATTACGATATTGCAGCCGGTGCCGCGCGCGGAAAGATCATAATTCAGGCGCAGGACGACATCATCCCTCCTCCGGGGTGGGATGAAATGTTGCTCGAAAAAATAGAGGACATTGACGCGCCTGTTTTCGTGGCGGTCAACGACGGCCAGCGCACCGATAGGCTGTGCGTTTCGACGGTGATGACGCGCGCCTACATGGAGCAGAAAAAGGCTGAGGATGCGGACGGCTCGAATGGGTTTATGCACCGAGGCTACATCGGAGTGTTTGCTGACACCGAAAACACTTACCGCGCATACATTGACGCGCACAAGGGCCGATGCCAGCTAATCGAGGCGCGCGACATCGTATTTTTCCACGATCATCCGCTTTTCAATCAGTCTGTTCCGTGGGATGAAACCTACGCGCAAGAGAACAGTCCCGAGTCAAACAGGATCGGAGCCGAAGTGTTCAATCGCCGCTTCACTCAGGCCAAAACCGATGGCGTCCTTGATCTTCCGCCCGGTCAAACGGTGGCGAAAGAGGAATTGGAGGGAGCGCCGGCATGAGCATGAGAACGCAGCTTGCATCCGATTTGTCGGGGCTTTTCGGCTACGAAATGACCGCCACCGCCACGATGGTGCGAGCCGGTAAATCCACGACATACACGGTGATTCTGGACGATCAGCAAAACATGGATGTCGAGGCCTACGGCGGTGCGGAAATTGAAAACCCGCAACGCATCCATTTCCAGACATCGGAACTTCCAGACATCAACGACGGCGAGACGCTGACGCTCGCCGAACCAAAGCCGGGCCAGCCTGGGCAGACCGTTCAGACAAAAAAGATCGTGACCGGCAGCGTCACCAGCGCGGACGGCGCGGAGTTGATCGTAACCGTTCGCGGCGCATGAGCACGACTAACAACATCATCGGCCAAACGGAGCTTGCATTGCAGACGCAATTGCTCGCCGCCGTTGTCGGCACCGTCTGCGAAGGCAAGGTGTATATTAGCGACTCGTCGCTAGTCAAAGACCCGATGCCCTACATCATCGCGCGGGCAATGGAGGACGTGGAGGAAATATCGCCCGGTTGCGGAATTTTTAAGCTGACCTGTGCCAGCATTTTTCGGAGCCACACTAAGGAAACGAGCGAGGCAGAGCGGCAGGAAGTCATTACGGCGCTGAACAACTTCGCCTATTCCGCGCCCGCAACGGCGCTTTCCACGCTCGCGGAGTTTCACTGCTACGGATTCGTGCCGACCACCGGGCAAATGACCGTGGACACCGACCTCAAGGCATACATTTACGAAATGCAATACGAGTTGCACGCCATGCCGAGAGACAACGCCTGACCGGCTTCTCATTTCTGAGAATCCACCTTGCAAATTTGAGAATTTTGACGTAAAAGACCATCAACCACCACCGCAGAAACCAATATAATTTATGGCCGTCATCACCATTGGAACCACCGGAGCCGTTTTCGGACTCACCGCAGAAACCGGGATGCTTGTGCAGACCGTCACCGCAAAAGTTGCCCGCGAAAAGAATCAGGTGCGGAATGAGGTCGGCGAGTTCACCGTCGTCGCCTTTTACAATCCGCTGCAAACGTTCGCCATTTCCGGCGTGCTCACTGGCACAATCACGAACGCCGCTCCCGGCCTCGCGCTGACCGTGGCAAACACAAACACGGCCAACGGCGTGACGACTGGCGGCATTTACGTTGACGACATCGAGATTGCCAAAACAAACACCGAGTTCAAGAAGATCACGGCCAACGCAACGCAATACCCGCTCATCGCTTAACGGCGCGAGCTTATGACCTATGGACAACCTTCCGACCTGCGACATCAAACTAGCCGCAATCCTTGTGGCACTCGGCATACCCATCCGCGAGGTTGACCCGGTGACGTGCGTTGTCGATCAGGAGCGCGGACGGCGAAACGAGGTTTATACGTTCTGGTTTGACGTGTCCGGCTTTGGTTTGCGCGACAAAGCCAAGCAGTTGATCGAAGCATACAAAGCGGCGCGAGAATGGGCAGATTTCAAACTCGACAAGGAGCATCCGCTCTACTGGATGAAAGGCGCGCTTGAAAATCGCGAGGTGCTGCTCAACTGGATTCGAAAGGACGTAAAGCCCATGCAAATCCTGACCGCCGGAAACAAAACTGTCCTAATCGGCGAACACGCCAGCGCCGGACTGCGCGCAAAAATGAAAGCCATGCTCTGACCTATGAAAGACCCAAACGACAACTTCCTGAAAACCTTTGAGTTCAAAGGAATTGAAATTCAGCCTCTCAGCTACGCGCGAAAGGCATCCATTCTTGGCCTGCTCGCAAACCCGGCGGCTCCGACATTCACCGACATTCCGACCTTCATTTACGGCACCATTTGCCCGGAGAATGAGCTAATCCGAGCGCGTCGAAAACCCGAGGCATTTGACGTTGCTGTGAACCGATGGATGGACCAGGTGAAATACGGTCCCGATGACGTGGAAACCGCCGCCGAACTTATCCGCGCTTTGCTCGAAAACAGCGAAGCCGACAAAGCGCAACCATTGGAGGATGCCAGCCTTGCACCTGACCCAAACTTCTAGAGCCGCCACCGTGCGCGGCCTATGTGGCAACGTTGGCACGGTATTTCAGATGGGACGAGCACTTTATCCTGTGGGAGCTTCCGCTCTGCCGTGGCAACGCCTATCACCACGCGTTGATGCGTATGCACTCCATTGCAACGGAGCCGGCGCAGATCAACGAGGAAATGGAGGCCATGCGTAATGCGCTTTGACCCGTCTGGACTTACGCAGGCAATGGACCGGATGCAGCAAGCCGCTAAGGACAAAGGGAAAGACCTCGCTGTTCAGCAGGGCAACTTCTTTTTGCGCCTAACTCGAAAGCTCGGGTGGGAGGTAGCGCCTTCAAAGGATGATTTGTGGGAAGTGTATCGGAGGTTGAAAGGAAAACTCCGACGCAAGAAAGGCAAGACGCCATTGCAAGAGATTATGCGCCGTATCCGTGCGCGCGGCACGTTCGCGCGC